TAATTGCTGAATGGGTGAAGAAGTCAAGAAAAAATCTTGAACTAAGCCAAGAGGGGTTAGCAGAAATTGCGGGCATTGATCGCAAGACTATTAACAGAATTGAAAACGGTCACTTTTCTCCGAGTATTGAAACTTTGGTAAGAATTTCTGTTTCGCTTAACTCAAAAATTCCTTCACTCGTATGAGCAATTGGGACAACGAAAACCTTCAACCCTTTGTTGAACTCCGCAAAGCGTTAATGGCTATTGGGGACAAGGCTTTAAACAATCTAAATGAGAACGACGAGCAACTTTGGTTTGACACACTTGTTTTGCTTCACGCGATCAAGAGCGATATTGGAAATATTTTTTCACAGTATTCCAACCTCATTGCAAACAAAATTGAGACTGATGAAGCAACAGCATCCAATGGTCAAAAGATTGAGAAGAAATCAGCGTTTGATCGCAAAGGGTGGAAGCATGAAGATCTTGCCTCCGAGGTTCTGCGGAGACTAAATGATTTATCCGTTGATATGGATACGGGTGAAGTCGTTATGTCATCCAACGAAGTTGCCATGAAACTTCTTGATTATGTACAGCCTTCTTATTGGCGCATAAAAGAGTTGTCAAAATTGGGCATTAACGCAGATCAATACTGCGAAGTGGGAGAACTTAAAACAAGCATCATCGTAAGAAAGGAACAATCATGAACAATATCTATTCACAATTGACAGAATCTTTTCCACCCGAAATGGAAAAGCGCCTCAACAAAGGTGGCGCAAATTTGGTCTATGTACCAATTAGCGAAGTTATCAACCGTATGAACAAAGTTCTCGGTGTAGAAAATTGGTCATTCACCGTCAAGAATTGGCAACAACTTGGAACATCAATTGTTGCTCAAGTTTCTGTTGTCGCAACAATTGAGGGCAATACCGTTACTCGTGATGGAGTTGGTGGACAGAAAATTAAGATGTCCAAAAATGGTGACCCTGTAGATATCGGAGACGAAGTTAAGGGCGCAGTTTCGGATGCTCTAAAAAAAGCGGTTCAGACTCTTGGTATTGGTTTGTATCTTGCTCGTTCAGAAGAAGCAATTGAAATAGAGCAGGCGATGGAAGCCACCACGGTCGTATCTTTGGCTCCTGTTGTCTCTCCAAAATATGCGCAGTTCAAAACATTGCTTGAAGCAAAAGATGAAAACAGAGCAAAGATCAAGAGTTTTTGGTCTAACTACGGTGGGGGTCGCCCTGTACCTAAGCCGTCAGAGTTCACCGAAGAAGAACTTGATGCGCTTATTACAGAACTCATTTCTTATCAGTTTGAAGGGTCGGTTATTGTAGAAACGCCGACGCCTAAAAAGATCAAATCTCCTGAGATGCCACCTCGCAAAGATATTGACTAATGTGCTCAACGCCCCAGAATATCTTTCACCAAGTTCAATAAGCACATTTCAACAATGTCCGTATAAGTACAAACTTTCTCGGATAGATGGGCTCAAAGAACCCGCCACCGAACATACATTGTTGGGCAATTATGTTCATTCTATTTTAGAAGAGTTCTATCGTCTTGAAGCGTCGGAGCGAACAGTTTTTAACGCACGAACTTTATTTCGTGCTGTTTGGGATGATTACTCTGAAGAAGTTACCAAAATTTATCGTGGGAACAAATCTCGTATAGATGAGTTTCGGTTGAGGGCTCGCTACTGCATAGAGAACCTTATGGCGATGGAGCCGTCTAACGAAATTGAATTTGACGGTATTGAGACAGAACTAAATCACTCTGTGCTTGGCGTCCAAATTAAAGGCTTTATTGATAGATGGGCTGTCAAAGAGGGCAAAATAGATATTGGGGACTACAAGACAGGGAAAGTCCCTCAATTGCGATTCCGTGATGACAAGTTTGATCAACTACTAATTTACGCTGTTATTTTGTCCGAGATTGAGGACAAGGAGATTGGCACCCTAGAGTTGTTGTACATCAAAGACGGGGTTAAACTGACCAAGAATCCAACCCAAGAAGATATAAATAGAATTAAAAAAATGTTAGTAGAAATAAGAAGTGCCATAGACGAACGATGCCAAACAGAGGTTTTTGAAACCAAAGTTGGTGTATTGTGCGGATGGTGTCACTTTAAACCTATATGTCCTGCATGGAGTAAAAATAAATGAACGATGAAGCATTCTCGCGACTTGTCGCGGAAGAAGTAAAAAACAAAGCATCTGAAGCACAGAAAAAATATCTGATGATGCCCGAGAATCTAGATAGATGGAAGCGGGCGTTGCAATATCTTTCCACAAATCTTGAAGAACAGATCAAAGAGATTGACCAACAAGAAGCAATACGCCTAACCAAGTACAAAAATTTGGGGACAGAAGGCGATCTTTTGCTTGCTGAAGCGTCGGCGACATCAGGTGTTCGTAGATCAAAAATTGATAGGTTCAGATTTTTTGTGTCAGCCAAACTTGATGAGGTTTCAAGGATGGTTGCATCTGTTTCTGAAGAAAATCCGTCGGATGATTTCCACCGCAAAGCAATAAAAAAGTGGTGGTCTCTAATGCAAGAATTTGAAATGGAACCAACACGAATTGACTATGCGCTCTATGCGTCATTAGACGGCAAATGGGATTTTGAAGATCTCAGCCTAGAAAACAATTTTGACGATTTTGAAGATTAAGGAATTATTTCTTGACTCGTCAGCGATTATTTCTTGACACATCGTGCGTTGACGCGGCAAGAGAAAGACTCCGCCATGTATACGACACTTTTGACACTGTCTGCTATCAATTTTCTGGAGGCAAAGACAGCACAGCCATAATTTATTTGGCTAAAGAAATACACGAAGAAAGAAATCTTGGAAAAGTAAAAGTTATTTTTCGTGATGAAGAGATGGTCAGTCCTGCCGTAGTCAAGTTCGTTGAGAAAGTGCGTCAATACGATTGGGTTGACATGGAATGGTATTGCCTTCCATCGGGTCAAGAGATTTGGGTTTTAGGTAGACGAGAGTATGTTTTGTTGTGGTCTCCTCAACGAAAAGCCGAAGGTCGTTTAGTTAGAGAGATGCCTGAGTGGGCTATTAGGGCTGAGCACTTTGGTTTAGATCCATCAAAGCCTTGCCCCAATCTTGTTGACTATTACACGATGCAAGGCAAAAAAGGTAGAACCGCTTTTGTTATGGGTGTGAGAGCAAACGAGTCAATGGTCAGGTATCGCTCATGCGTACAAAAATTGCATGAAAACTATATTGTTTCGCCGTTCTTGTTGCAAAAATCAATCCCCTTAAAATTTGCGAAAGTCATTTACGATTGGACTACCGAAGATGTCCTCAAGTTTATTATTGATGAACACAAAGCCGAATACTGCGAATATTATGATTTGGCTGAATTGACTGGTAGCAACAGTCGTGTAGGTATCCCTTTGCATTCCGTTGCTATTCGTAGAATCGGTGATGTTGTTGCTACTGAACCCGAGTTCTACGATCAACTTGTCCGCTGTTTCCCGCAAATAGACGCACAACGCAGATATTGGGCTGATTTTGATATTGAATCTTTGATATTGGGTTACGCGTCCAAAGGTTGGGATGGTATTTCTGATTGTATTGATGACCACATGTTGACGCCGGGGATGCGTTTAGATGCATTGAAATTTGCATCCGCTTTCCGTAAAAAGCGGGCAGTTGATCCATATGGTTTTCCGCTTGAGTATTTAGTGAGGACTTTGCTTCTCAACGAATTTCATCAGTCAACGCCAACTCCTGTCGGTCCTAAAACGAGGGCGCACACTATGAGGTTGAAGGCGATTGAAGCAGGGGACGATTACTAGATGGCTTTTAATTATGTTGAATCTTTTCATATTGGTGGATTTTGGTCTAAGGAAGTCGCAAAAGTTTTGAATGGTCGCGGAGTTAGGTGTGTTGCGCCTGATGTCAAGATCGCCAAAAACGATCATGAGCGTGATGAAATGACGAAGTTTGAGAAAGACATTATTTTTGATTGGACAGATAAATGCCTTGAGGTTAAATCTTCAACACGCGAATTTACCGATGATGTTTTTCAATACCCTTTTGATTCTCTATTTGTTGACACTGTCTCGGGATATGACGCCAAAGTTGACAAACCTCTTGCTTATGTTCTGATTTCGCAGAAAACTCGTGGGATTGTTTGTATTTCACCTAAAACTTATGACGAATGGAGAAAGGTGAACACCTTTGACCATAAGAGGGAAATTATGGAATGGTTTTATAGTGCCCCTAAAAGTGTTTTGCAACCTTTTGATTCTTTGGTTAATCATCTAATTAAAATACAGAACGAAAGCGATGGCTGGTGATGGAAATATCTTTTGTAGATAACAGACAACTCAAAATCCCTTCATGGGGTGCAACCAGTATTCTGCGACCCGAAAAGATGCTTCTCAAGGCTTCAATGATTGATTATGGGTGGATACAGCCAATAGTGGTCAAGTCTTCTGACAACATGATTATTGACGGCTATCAGAGATATCTAATATCTCTTGACGACGAAAAGTTCATCAAAAAGCACGGGAACATGATTCCTGTGATTTACAAAAATGTAGATGAAGTTGAGGCGATAATTATGCATATTCGCCTGAATCGTGCTCGTGGTGCTGTTAATTCATATGCGCTTAGCCGTGCTGTCAAAAGATTGGTTTCTTCGGGCAAATATGGGGAAGATGATTTATCCAACTTGTTTTTGATGCACGACGATGAAATTGATTTACTTATGTCTGATGGTCTTTTAAAGAAAAAGAACTGGCAAAAATATGAGTATTCTCGTGCGTGGGTTCCGATTGAGGTTGCAAAACCAGTTGTGGTGGATAATGTGACCATTGAGCGACCACCCAATAAGGATCGCTAAATATTGCCGTTAGTCCATATGTGGTAAAATTCGGGTGTCCCTTTTAGGAGAGTACTCATGCCACGACCAAGAATGACGGAAGATGTTGAATTCCGTACAGATGTAGACACCGCTGGTAATGTTGTCCGCCGCGCAAAATTTGTTAAGCGTCCTCGCCGTGTAGGTGGTCGGAATGTTCCGGGTAATGCCCCCTATTATCGTCGCCGTCAGGCAGAATTAAACGCCGCGAAGCGTCAACGCCGTGGAGCAGTAGCGGGCGCAGGTAACGCCGCGCGTCGTGGTCGCGCCGCTGAAAGAACAGCACGAGGAGCGGGTCGTGCGGGTCGTAACGCAGGCAACCCAAGAACAGTGACCCCAAGAACTGCTCAAGGTGGTCGTCGTGGTCGTGGTGGAGTCAGAGGAGCATTGGCGCGAGTAGCAAGAGCAGCCGCTGACAGGCTTGAGAGACGCCGTAATCGTCGTCGCTAACAATCGGAGGTAACCGATGGCTTTAGTGACGGTTTCTGATCTAAAGACTTACATGGATATTAGTTTTTCTAATAGACAAGAAGACGCTGCTCAATTTGTTATTGATGGTCTTACAAGCGAGTTGGAAACATATCTGCGTAGACCGATTGAGGTTACGTCGTTTGTGGAAACATATGTTCTAGATTCTGACCATGTTGGTTTACCAATGGGTTCAAGTCTGTTCAATGATGTTTACAACTCTACTGATGTTGATCCTGTCGGGATTATTACTTACGGTACACCGCCTCCAACAATTTATTTGAAGAACTCTCCTGTGGTTTCTGTTCAAAGTGTAACTGTTAAGAATCTTTCTGAAGTTCAGCAAACTTTGGGTGAGGCGTTAAAGAGGCAAGCGACAGTTAGTTCGGCAACGGTTTCGGGTTCTAATGTTACTTACACTGCTTCTAATCACGGTATGACTGTTGGTCAAACTGTGTCTATCACGGGCATGTCTAGTAGCGCGTTAAATTTAACTTCCAAGGTTATTACTTCTGTTGCTACTAATACATTTGTTGTTTCACAAAGTGGTCTCACGGCAGGTACCTACGCTCAAGCAGGTACCGCAAATGCATACGGCTACGACTACACGGTTCGCACATACGGCATTGATTATTACCGTGGATACGCCAACGACAATGTGACCGTGACCTACACCGCTGGTTTAGCGGGTGATGGAATCAAAATGTTTAAGTTAATGATTCTTCGTGCCGCGGCTCGCGAAGTACAAAACATGCACGACGATGTTGTAGGTATCAAAGATCTTGGTGCCCGTGAAGTTGCTTTACAGGAAACAGGTTTCTTGGAAAAAGAATTAATGTCTGTGAAACGGTGGCGCAGAAACAGGATTGGTTAGATCATGCCGGGTGATCTGAGAATAAAAATAACGGTTGACGCAGAAGCGGCAATCAAGAGAATGAAAGATATGCGAGATAGGTCTAAAGATTTTAGACCAGTCTTTAGATGGGCTAAACGAGAACTTGGATTGATGAACGGACAAAATTTTGCTCAAGGTGGTTTACCTTCTGGCAAACCGTGGTCTCCACTTGATCCCGAATATTCTGCTTGGAAAGCCACCGCTTACCCCGGCAGACCCGACATGGTAGTCAGCAAAAAATTGTTTAATTCTTTGCGCAACCTTAACGGTCCTGCAAATTCTATTCGTTTCATGAAAGCCACATTTGGAACAGATGTTGAGTACGCAAAATTCCATCAATACGGAACATCAAAAATGCCGAAGCGTCAACTTGTTTATGAACCGAAAGGCTTCGCTGCGCGAGTTGCTTTGCTTTCAGCGAGACATGTTGTGGATGGTAAGTTGGGTGCAGTAGCAGGCGACTTGGCATTTGAGGGTAACTAATGAGTACACCAGTAACAGATTTGATGCACGGCGCACAGTGGGCTAAGTATTATGTCAACACATATTTGAATAGTGATTTACCCAACAGGATAAATCGTTATCGTTCAGGTTGGAACTTAGATTCCAGTGAGTTGCCAACACCTGAATTCTTTTTAACCTATGAGCCGATTGCTCTTGACCACTGGCCGACAATTATCACCGTTTGCTTATCAAGTTCCCCTTTTGAGCGGATGATGCAAGGCGGACAGGGTGACCCCTTATACAGAGTTACATACAGTATGCGCACCTACATTTGGACTAAAACTGAGGGTTCTGAAGCCGTGACCTTGATGCGGGATAGATTGACAACAGTCGTTAGGTCGGCATTGATGGATAAACCTTGTCTGACACGGTATGACAGCGATTTTGACGCAGAGGTCATGATTGATGAATCATCACTTACTGAAGAGTTTTCTGATTTAACCCTCATAAAAGGCGACCGCGTATTAGCGGGAGCGTATTTAGGCTACAATTTAGTATTGAACGAAACAATTTACCGTGATCAGATTGCGGCGATAACTGGCTATCAAATTGAGAACTACAACTTGCGCAATACAGGGGCTACCTACTGATGAAACCATCATTTGAAACTGAGAACCACACCATCCCTTCAGGTATACGGGTATGGAATAAGACAAACGGCTATCTACAAGTATCCTCGGAGGGTCATCTGCTTGAAGGTCAAACCGCCGCTTGGGTTGAAAAAAGCCCTGAAAATCTTGCCCTTGTAGAACAAGGGTTTTTGGAAATTATTGGAATGAGCGTGGACGACGCCCCTGTCGTAGAAACAGAGCCTGCCGAAACCCCAAAAAAAAAGAAACCTTCATCCTCAGCACCAACGGTAGAAGCATCTCTCAGTTCGGACACAGAAGATCAAGTTGTTGCGGATGATAATAAAAATGATGTAAAAGAATCAACCCAATCAAATAACGATGTTTCTGTTGAGACAGTTTAAGTAATGTATACTCGTTTTACAGAAATTTCTTCAACTCAAATGGATGGTGCTAGATGGCCGGAGTAACAATTACAACAGCAGTTCGTACAGGCGCTATCAATACTGGTACCGCAGATGCTGCGAAATTCTTCCTATTAGGAACAGCAGAGCGTGGGAAAAGTGATTTAGCCTATTCGGTAACTTCGCTTGAGGATTTTGAAACCAAGTTTGGTTCGCATGTAAGCGGCTCCTACTCGTGGTATTCCATGAAAACCTTCTTTGAAGAAGGCGGCGTTGAGGCTTATTTCAAAAAAGTTGATGCTTCTGACGGCGTAGCCGCAACGAAAGCGTTTACGACTGCAACTTCTTCTGGTGCGGGTGTTACTTTCACAGCGGTAAGCAAAGGTACTTGGGGTAATACGGCAACATTTGTTGTCACCAACAATACAACTTCTTTTGATGTAACAATCACCTACAGCGGTACAGTAATTTATTCCGCCACAGGCTTAGCAACGTTGACCGAATTGGTCACATCGGCGACCGCAGACACCACACTGGCAAACTATTACACCTGTGCTCTCACATCGGGTGCAACTGCGTCACAGTTGTTGGCGGCAGCCTCTTCAACTTCTGCATCTAACGGATCAAACGGAACGATTGCAAAATCGGATTTCATTAGCGCAATTAGCGCGTTCACGGAGGATCTTGGTTCAGGTGCTGTAGCGGCACCGGGTGTTGCTACGGGTAGTTCGGACAGCGCATTGTATGATGCTCTTCGCACACACGCCGCATCATATAACCGTATTGCTCTTTGTGGTTTTGTTTCTACAGCAAGTCTCGCGAATGCCCGTTCGGCTTCAACTGGCTACACAGGAACTGAATACCACGAATACATGGCGTTCTACCATCCTTGGGTGCAAATTCCAAACGGTTCGGTAACTGTTGATGTACCACCAGAAGCGTATGTAGCCGCTGTTCGCGCACGCACACACAATGCTGTTGGTGCTTGGAAGGCTTATGCAGGTGTTGCATCTGAAGCAAAGTTTGTTACAGGAACCACTTTGGCTGTAAGCAGGGCTGACGGCGATCTCATGGATGCCGCATATGTCAATCCAATTCGTGTCATCAATGGTCGTGTTCGCATCTATGGTGCTCGTTCACACTCTTCAGTTGTTGCTCAGTGGCGTTTCATTACTGCTCGCGACACAATCAACTACATCAATGTTGAAGCAAATGCTCGTTTAGAGGATTTGGTGTTCTCAACGATTGATGGTCGTCAAACATTGTTTGCAAATATCATCAACGCAATTCAATCTGTTGTTGAACCAATCCGTATCAACGGTGGCTTCTACGAGGGTTTTGCTACCGATGGTCGCCGTGTTGATTACGGCTACACAATCAAGTGTGATGCTTCATTGAACCCAGTTACCCAACTTGAAGAGGGAACAATCAAGGCAAGACTTGGTGTTCGTGTTTCAAGTATTGGTGACAAAATTGAAGTTGATCTCATCAAGTCAAATCTAACAACTGCTTTGGCATAACGGAGGAATAAATGGCTCGTCCAACATTGTTTAAGAATCTCGCTACACAGCGCCAAATCGTTGGCAAGATCACGCCATCGCAAGGTACTGTTGGTTTGCCGACTTTCCCTGACTACTTCACACAGATTGCTGGCGGAGAAATCACCGCATCTGTTGAGAAGGTTTATCACGGTGGCGACTTGTTCTCCGAGACCCTTTGTGCACCAATGGAAATTGGCGACATCACCCTCACTGGCTATGTGTCAACTGATGCGGCGTTTATGCAGAAGATTCAGGCTTTGCGTCCACTTGTTGGTCGTATCCGCTACGACATTGATGTCCATGTTTTTGACTGCGATATCGCTGTGCCGGGTGCCGACCGACAGTACACAAGCGCTTTGCTTGTAGGTTTGACTGAGCCAGATGGTGATGCAACCTCGGGTACACCAGCAACATTCACACTGACATTCAGTGTTGCTACTGTTTCTGTAGGTAACGCACCTCAAGTTTAATTCCCTTTTTGGGGTTGCATTTTGATCGTTGAAGCCATGTTAGTGTTGCGCGTATGACCAACATTCAATTCAATTCAGAAGATAGTGCAGACAGTCAATCAACGATGGGTTCGTTTCCTCGGCGAGTGGATCAAATGACAGTAGAGCCAGACAATGTTTTGGATAGCCTCAAAAAAGTTATTCAAGATAAAGTTCGTCGTGGGGATGTTTATATTCCGATCCCTGAGCGACCGGGTGTGATGATTCGTGTTTCTCCTAACATCACGCAACAGCAATTGAAAGTGTGGCGTAGGAACGCTGGCGATGAACGCAAGGGCGGTATGGACACTTTGAAGTTTTCAACCAATTTGATTGCCGCTACCACTACAGGAATTTTGCTTAATGATGTTGTCGCAACCGATGACAATGGTGTTGAAGTTACTTTTGCTTCACCAGAAATTATGCAAATGACAGGAACAACGAGACCACACCCTGATTGTGTTTTGGCTTTCTTTGGTCTTGAACCTCATGTTGAAGCCGCGGCTGTAGCAATTATTGAAGCCGCAGGCTACGGGGACGCAGTTGATGCATTGGACCCTACGAAGAGGTCTTCCGGGAATTAACGGACGATTTCCGCATAGTTTTAGCGGCAAGGCTTGGCGACCTCTTCAAAACAGATCCAATTAAACTTCTTGACAGCGACACCGATGAATGGATCATTCGTCTTGCGTGTGCTAAAGTTATACAGACGGATAGAGAAAAACAGGAAGCGGAAGACCGACGACGATCTCGTCAGTAATCTGCTGGAGCGCTCATATTCATAACCTTTAAAACGGAGATGGATGTATGCCAGCAGCCGAGCGCGTAGTAATTGATATTGAAGTTACTTCTGATATTGCCACAATTG